CATAAATACTTATAGTATTTATACACAAAAAGAAAAGCTTACAGCTTTCACTCATCGTATATTTATAATATATGTATGAGATGGCTCCCATAACAGGAGCCCCAAAGGGTTTATCTGCTAGCGTTATACGCGAATCAGAAATTAACAAACCCTTCCAATTTACAGTGCCACTTTATAAGAACAGGCACCAATTCCGGCTTACAGCCGACCAAAAGCCTTGCTTTATAAGCAATCCTTTTGAGAAATCCGCGGTTACACCGCAACAACCCAGTTATACTGGATCCGCTTCCCCAAAAGAAGCGACCTCCTCATGTCGTTGTACGACAGAGGCAGGAGCATGCAGCTTGGCAGTTCCAAGCTCGTCCAGGCTTATAGCCCCTTGCTTATGCAAGGAAACGGACACTCCCAATAGTCAGCTTATAGCTAAGACTCCAGTGTTAGTTCCCGCTTATAGTGGGCCTAACATTTTACCCAAAGTAGAAGTAACAGTTGAGGATACTCCTCTGGCTTATAGCCAAACGGCTGTTATTCCTACCCCAATACCTTTCCCGGTTATACCAACAACCCCTCCATCTGTCTCTTATAGAATCGCAGATGAAGGACAAGAGCTTAGGCTCTTTGACCCTGCCACTGAAAAGTGGCAACACCTAGAGGGAAATTATCTCACCGAACCGATTGTAAAACCTAGGACTACGTCCCTTTTGAAAAAGGTTTTTACTGATGCACTTTATAAGTTGCCTCAGATCCCAAATCAGTTGGCTTCAGCCCTTATTAGGGGGTACAATATTTGTACCGTGCCATTTAATCAACCTCTCCCCGAACTAATGGCCGTCCTACAACGGTCAGATCCCGTGACTGCAACCTTGGCCCTAGCCATCTGCAATCGCATGAAGTTGGATGCTTCCATCATAAATCCAACTATAACCCTCCACCTTATCCTTGGAATTATCCAAATTATCCTCCTATCCACATCTCTAGCCCTTGTCCTAACTGATAAAGGGGGTAGACTCCTTACAGGCCTGCTAGTGTCTTCCTTAGTCACTTCTGTTATACAGCTAGTGACTTCTTTGAAACTGGCAGGAACAATTTCTACCTCCTTTCCAATAGAAGACTTAGTCAAAATCACGCACGGCCTCACCGAGCGTGTTGTTAATAATGAGGGTGTTGAACCCTCAGATGCCCGCCGTAACGATGTGCTGGTTATGCTAGCTCAGAGTTATGGCCTCTCTCCCCACCACCTAACACCAGTACAAGAGGATGTGGAACTAACCACTTCTTTCCTTCCAGCAGGTTCGCAATGGAAAACTTATGACATGCGCCTGAAACAACGGCTTCACCAGTTTCAGATAAAATATAAGGCCCTCAAAACCTATAACCTTTACGGTATCAGGAAGCCCCCTACAGAGTTGGGAGATCACCTTTATAAGGTGTTCGCCCAGTTCAGGGCTTTCGACTCCTTGAAGGTTGAAGAAATGCTTGCTTACCCCGCCAATATACAGAAAGACCCTTACCAGTTTCTTTTGAAACTGGCCCATCACATTTATCAGGAAACAGGAGTAAACCTGGCTAATGAAACCTGGCCAGTATCCCATGACAAAGATGTTTATCTGGCAAACAACAGACCTGCTTTTCAACCTCAGAGTGGTACCGTACCCAGCGGTATTATGAAAGGAATTGCCCTGTTATTGGGAGTAATTACTCTGGTAACAGGAAAGAAGATCACGTTGTTCGAACATTTGGCCCGTTCACTGACTAAACTACCCGGATTGTATAAGGATGCACACACAGCTCTCTGGGCCGCTGCTTCACAGTGTTCCAGTTATTTATATGAAATCTTTGGCTGCGACTTTCTAGACCTACAAGCCAAAAAGTATCGAGCAGCTTCACTACTCGATACTATCAGACCCCTTAGGATGCTTCACCTAGATAACCTATCACAAATCCCAAATGTAAAGAAGTCTCTAACTCTCTTCTTGCATGAAGGGGAACTTTTACTAAAAGATGAGTTCTCTGGACTTTCTAAGGAAGAACTCCAGGAACTCCGCAAAGCTCTAGATGATTTTGCCAGATTTATTTCCACACTCCCAGAAAGACCACCAGACCGTTTCAGACAAGTTCCCGTAGCTCTTTATCTACGGGGACATCCAGGATCAGGGAAGACCTATTTCGTCACTCACCAACTTAATGCTTATCTCCAACGTGAATTGGAGTTTACTCCCATCCAGAGTTTATCCAAAGACTCTTCAGGTCATTGGGTAGAAATAGCCGAAGGCAAACATTCGGCCTTCCTAATAGACGAAGCTGGCGCCAGCACAGAGGACAGTACTATCCAGGATTATACCAAAATGATCTCGGAAGATCCCTTCTTCCTTCCTGGAGCATACAAAAAGAACCAACCCTTTGCACCAGAACTCCTCGTTTTTTGTAATAACGAACAAGGACTTTCTTCCAAAAACATGACAGAGTCAGCCAAACAAGCTCTTGCTTCTCGGCTTTTTGAATTTGAAGTAACCCATGAAGACTATAACCCTCACATGGACCAGACAAGAGATAGTTTGGCCCGAAACAACTTTGAAAACGTTTATGCCAAGAGGGTGGTCAGAACCCTCTCAGGAAAGAAAGTTGAGAGGCAAGAGAAGATCAAGCTGATGGACATCCTGCCCCTCATAAAAGCAGAGATCACAAAGAAAAGAGAAGAATACCAAAACAAGCTTGCTTTCGAGCTTGACCAAGGTACACATATGTGCTCAACAGATTCAACGTCTATTGTGCACAAAGCAAATTTAACCTATCTTTTGGCCAATGCTCCTCTTCCAACCGATGGTAACACCCACCTATATACCCAAATGAAAGAGGAAAAACCATTATCTATCTTTTCCCCACATCAACTTCGCTACCTTGGGGAGGTATTAGGGACTACCTTATGCGTCCACCAGGGTAGTGATATTCAAATAGTTCACAAAGGGATCGGAAAAATATGCGCCGCCATAAAGCCAACTGGTCCCTTAAAGTCACCAGAAGTTTATTTTTCCAGACCAACAGTCGTAGCCCAAGCAGGGGCGCAGGATTTCCTAACCTGGCATGTCTCAGGACCTGCAGGTGTGGGTAAGACCACCGTATTGAAGGAGCTTGGTTATAAATTAGCCGAAGTTCTTAAATTCAATTTCTTCCTTGTAAACTCAGCCACCACAGATGCCACATTAGCTGAAGTTTACACCTCAAAAGCACCCTGTGTCATCCTTATGGATGACTTTTGCACCAGTGAGCCTGGACGATTCCAAGCTTTTTACGACCAAATTCCTCATAAAAGCATTTTGATAATCACTTCCAACCTGAAATTTAAGAAACTACCTTGGTGGGTTAGGAGCATGCACCTCGGGGCATGTACGCCAACCCACAGGGTAGTGTACCCAGGAATTGAAAAGTTTCCGGTGGGATGGTTCAGACGTCTAGGGTACCCTTCCACCATCCTGGACTCTCAGGGTAACCCCGTGCCCCCAGCAACCAAGTACACTCTCTTTACAGAGATTACAAATGCAGGTACCTTAAATTCTACCTATACTACCAAATTCCTTCCACTTTTATTTGAATATCAGGCGTTGGAGGATTTGGCCATTCAATATGAGCCTAGACCTCCAATTGCCACTCTTCCCACTTTTCAATTTGAAAATTTTGACACTTTTTATGAGATTTTCAAGAATGAAGCTAGTATCGAGTTCGGTCTTGGAAAAGCAGTTCTGGGGCTTCACTCCAGAGTTAAAGTGTCTAATTTACCAAAAACTGTTAGAGATGTCAGAGCCAGTTTAAACACTCTGGTGACTACCAGAGATGAAAACCCCCTTGATGTCATAACTAGGATAGCTAGAGCAACCATCCACTCCTTTGACTTTCCAGTAGTCTGGAAATTCACAAAGGAAGGTAGATACGTAGCCGTCCAGAATGGCAAAATTACTCACAATTTTCCTTCAGAGAGTTGTGTAGAAACATTTCAATTTTTTAACGAAGGCCTTCTATACACCAACCTCATGGGAGAAGTAACCTTTATAGATTACAACGACCTTGGGAGTTATTTGAATGGAAAGGTAACTTCCCCCCTCCATTATGCCCTTCAGGCTAACAAAAAGAAAATAGAGGAAGAAGCAGCCAAAAGAAGTTATAAAGCCATAGAATACACTCTGGATGACTTCCAGAGGGCTCGAGAACAATGCAAAGGAATTATCACATCTCTCTTGACTTCTCCCTGGTTCATCATAGGGAGTATAGTTGTGGCTCTAGCCCTTGGAATAGCATGTATAGTAAAGTTATTCAACTTCTTCACTAGTGATACCCGGGAGATAACCGTCCCCAAGATACCAGAGCCGCCAAAAGCAGAGACCCAAGGAGACTGGGCTGAAGAGGTTGAAGAAACTTACCCAGAGCTAAATCCCAGATATATCACAGAATCCCGAGTTGTTGAACGATCCCCAGAACAAGCAGACAATTACAATGGGTCTCTTAGGAAAACCAAACGCCCAATGAAAGCTCGCCGGGCTGGCCTAGCTGGCTTTATAGCCAGGAGACAAGCCATGGTGAATGTGGGCAAAACAGACCCTGAACTGTATAAGGTAGCTTTAGAAAAATTTGCAGAACACCAAACTTCCAAGACTGAAGCTTCCAAAAATATTTCGGAAGCTCTCCAAACAGCTACTCCAGCCATCCCAATACTCAGTGCACCAGGACAATTAACCATTGTTCCTAGTGATGATACAACTCCAACAACAGTCAAGAAAGTTCCCCGAGCCCGTTACCAGTATGGTATCGAGGGGAAGGGGACTCCCTTAAATGTCCATACCCTAAACAAAGCAACTTGCACTCTAACTTTAAATGGGAAGAGGATGCAGGGACTGTTTGTTGGGGGTAAGGTTATAGCCTCATGCTCGCACTTGTACACCCATAATGAATTTGCGACCCAAGAGTTGGCAACCGTCCATGAAGTGGTGGATGGTGCTGTGAAGACGTGGAAGGCACGCCCATACTTTTATGGAGTCAACTCCAAAGATCAACAGACTGCTACTGAACTACTGCTCTTAGTAGTAGAAGACAAAACCTTTCCGTCCAAGAAGGATATCACAAACCTCTTTTATTCGGCTCAACAAATGGAAGATTTCAAGAATCTGTCATATACTTTAGAGGGCTCCACTTATTATACAGTAAATGGAGTAACCTATATGCCAACCTTAGAAGTCAATATACAAGCCCATATTACAATGGTAGGTCAAGAAGATAGCACACTACCAGATATCTCTATTAAAGACCCTATCTATGCCCACGTTGTCTATGCCCCTCAGGACATAAACAAATGTTTTTACCCTGGGTCTTGCGGGACCCCAATATTTAATCCCACAGCTAACCCAGGAACTCCATGTATATATGGGCTTCACACCCTTTACACAGCTTCTCAAACCTCCATTTCCTTCCCAGTGTACCGGGAGACTCTTCAAGAACTCCTTAAAATTTCCATTCCTAAAGCTGCCCCTCAGCTAGGAGCAGCCATTCCTTCTATGCACACTTCCTTCGGAAACAAACAGTATGAAATTATAGTTAGTCAAGCTTGGAAAGACGCTATGGCTACTGCCCCTTCTCCTCCTGTATATATGTCAGAAGCTGCCCTTAACGAAGAAAAGAATGATAAAAGGGCAGGTGAAAAGCTCAGCTATGTGGGTTCCATCCCTTATGGTATCACTCGTCCACCCAGTCAAAAATATAAGAGCACAGGGGTTGGCCATTTGGCTCCCTATGCTCCACCCAAAATACCAGCTCCGTTATCACCTAATACTCTGCCAGATTCCGCCTTACCAGAAGCAAGAAGTAAGTTTACAGTTGAGTGGAAGGAGGGAAAAGCTACTCCAACAAAAAGGGGGCCACATATTCCCTCTAAACAACTTTGCATGATGGATGAAGGCATTTCTAACTCCGAATTCATCAATAAGTACCAAAAATACTTTCCGGAGGTAAACCTGCTCTTCCGTGATAGGTTGAATGCCATCATCCAGCAGCGCAAATTTGAGAAAAATCTAAAGAAAGAAGGCTGTTATAAATGGCGACTACTGACAGATGATGAAGTGATCAACGGAATCACAGACCCCACTAACCCCCTCAGGGATGGGGTTTCAGCTATAGAGACAGAGTCAGGTGCTGGTCCAACAATGAACCTTTTCGGCATAATGCAAAAGAAAGAGATGTTCAAAGTTGAAGGCCAGAACCTCGATGGTTCTCCAAAAATGCATCTTGTAGAGGATGTCCAGCAAGTCTACAATGATGTCAAGGAAATGTTGCAGAAAGGACAAATACCATTTCTCCCAGACCAAGCCAAATTGAAATCCGAGCTGCTTCCACCCGAAAAAGTGGAAGCAGGTAATACCCGCCTGTACATTTCAAGAGATGCCATAATGATGATGTTTGAGAAGAAGGTTTTTGGAATGTTACAGGCCCTCTTTCACAAGAGTGCTGGAAGGCACTTCTCTGCCATAGGGTTGGACCCCTACAATGGTTTCAGAGTGATACTGGAGCAGTTTAAGCAAAAAGGCCTAGCCAAAATATTAACCGCAGATGCAAAAAGGTGGGACAAAAGAACATTAAGAGCTATAGTTGAGCAGGTGTTGCTGGCTATTAAGGCCGAGGCTCCATTCCAGAACGCAGAAAAGTCATCAAATATGTTTGATGCAGTTTGTGCCACTATTTTAGACACATACTTTGTATGTGAGACAGAGCTTTTTGTAAATAATGGCGGTGTCCCTTCAGGCACCTACATTACTACCTTACTGAATTGTTGTGTTCAGGAATGGATTCTCTGCCTTCTTCTTGTTGTCCACCGCCCTTCCAATGTTTCCGTCGAAAAGATCTTCAGACATCTTCTGGAGAAATTTATGGGAGATGACCTTTTTATAGGTGTCTCCAAAATGTTTATGAAATGGTTTCCAGCCGAACTAATACAGAAATTCTACCTCAGTTGCAACGTGTTATTGACCAACCCAAAGAAAACTTCCTCCACTATAACATATGAAGATTGGAGTGAGTTTGAATTCTGCAGTAGAACCTTTAAAGTTCATAAAGTAAACGGACGTCAAGTGTGGGCGTTTCCGTTAAAGCTTATATCTGTAAGAGCAGACTCACACTATTCTACCTCCACAACTAAGGAAACAATTATCTCTATTTGCAGGACAAAGTTGATTGAAGCTTCACTTCATGGCCCAGAAATTTATGCAGAGGAGAGTGCTTTTGTAGAGGCTGCTCTCAGATATATTGGTGCCCCTGGAGCTATATGCATCCCAAGCTGGGAAGACAAACTACAGTCAGTGGTTCCACCTCCATTGTCTGCCATTCCCCAGGGGGGTATAACCCCCGGCAATACTGTCATGACCTTTAGAATATCAACTATGTCTGCATCACGCGAGGTAATTGAATCCCTGGCCCGTTTAGTGGAAATGGGAGTTTTGCCGAGGCGAGTGCTTTCTTTAGAAAGCTCTACGCTCACGGTTTCTCCTGATTCCATTCTTTTTAGTAATGATGATTCTCTAACACCACTACACATTGAAATCCCCGTTGTCGGGGACATTCTATCTTCCATCCGCAGAATCCCTTCTTACGTAGAGCATATGGCTTTACGTAGTCTCCGTCGAATGACTGGGCGTTACGTGGCCCGAGAGGATTTAGCTAGGAGTATAGAAGCTCCTAGTGACATCCTCGAAACACTTGTTACTGACCATTACGTCACCACTATGGCCTTCTCTTTCAAACCACAGATGGAGAGGTCAGAAACACCTAGAACTACAGCTACTCTCAGTTCCGCCCCTATGGGCGGAGCTACAGCGACAGGAACTATGGCTTACGAGCCAGCACCTCTCCAAACTATGGGAGAGCCACCACAAATTTTTGCCCAGCCAAATTCTGAATCTCTCCTTCCTTTAGGGGACTTTGGAGACCCAAGAAACATCTTTGATGTTGTTTCTTCCCAAAAATTCACCACAGATTTCGTCCAGGTGGATGCCAGTCAATCTAATGGGACTGTCCTCATGAGAGTCCCGTATGGCTTTGAAAGTGCTCCCCAATCAGTCCTGACCATCTTAAGGATGCACAAGTACTTCAAAGGCCCAATAGAACACTATTTTGTAGTGAGAGGGGCCGGCGCCACCGGATCCGTCCGTATTTCACATGTCAAGGATATAACCCAAGACACCTACACCCTGGCCCAACTTCAGGAGACTAATGCCAGTTTTGTAGTTGACCTTTCTCAAGTCTCCCAAAACCAAAGTTTTGCTATTGTGATAGACTATGCTCACATTAGCCAAAAAGTACTTCCAGTTGAACCCATCTTAGATGGAACTTTCGACTGGAACCCCACCAGACCAGGCATAGTCATTACGGTTAATACGCCAGTTCAAAACGCGTTTAACCCCGTCAATCCTTGGATTGAGGTGTCCTGCTTCTACGGACATCTCGCCTACACAACACCGATAGTGACCCCAAACCAGCCACCTTCTCCAGGAAACAAGAGTGTGCTTACAGCACTGGCCGGAAGTAGGATGGGGAGTTTTCTCCAAGCCTTCTCCGGATCCACCATTACCAATTTAGCTTTAATGACAGATGGTATTTATGGGCCTGACCCTGGACTCAACAGGTTGCTTGATGGCACTTTTGAAGGTTTAGACCTTCAAAATAATGTTACTCAAGTAACTGGATCCATAGAGTATGAACTAGGCGGGGAAGGAACTGTTCCCAACAATCCCTCCAACATAGCATGTGTTCTCACCAGAACTAAGACCAAAAGCACTGCTAGGGTTGTATTGTTGGACGGTTCAGCCCCGTTCGACCCATCTGCCCAGTTATCATCCAATCTGGAGCAAGTTCTTTCTACTTCTATAGTTACAGATAAAGCACCCGAGTTCCCCTTTCCTTCATTGGACGGGGGTGATCGAGCAACCTACCTGGCTACCCTAACGTCATCTATCCGTAGCCGTTTGCCTTCAGCAGCGGTTATTGCCACAGTAACACCAGCGACAGATCCTATTAAGTTAGTGTCTGTCCAAACATTGTTTGCTAAAAGTGATGGAGTCATAGACTCTTCTAAGACAAAGCAACTAGATGTTGCAGCAAACCCTCCGAAGAAGACCACCACTGTGATCCGTGTCCAAAGCGCTCAGTTTTCTTTTAAACTCTGGATAATAGATTTGGAATTTACGGAAGCAGCACAAGATGTTTTCGAACCACATACTTCAGTGGTTTCGGATAACATTTTCCCTGTCCGAACAGATGTCACCCTCATCTTCACCCCGAGCTCAAGTTATAGCGTGACCCCCAATGTCTTATCACGAAATTACTTGACTCAGCTTCCTCCTACATGTGCCAATATCCGCTTTGCAGTCCCTTCAGGATCTGTGACTACAACTGCTGGAGCAAATGCAGGGTTACCCACTATTACTAGTGAGGTAACGTCATCTGCGTTACGATTTGTTCTAAATTCCCTGCTTTCCGGACAGAAAGCGGAGTTTGTACTTTTCTCGTCGGCTACCGGAAAGGTGGCCGCCATTGTATACTTCTCTGCTAACTTCCAGGCTATCTACATCAAAAGCAAGTCCGGAAAAACATACCAACAATGGAATTTGGAGCAACTATCGACCCTTATCATACAGTCTGTGACCGTCAAGAACGAGTCCGAAACTTCACAAGAGACAGACGATAGCACCTGGCTCAATAGGGAAACAATTACTCCCCAAATCACAGAAGTAGTGCGTGTGAAAGCACGCCCACAAGCCATGGTTGCTGGAATGATTGGAGCTCAAGCCCTTGGTGGCTTGTTCTCTGGAATTAGTGAAGCTGTAGCCCAACAACAGAAACAACAATTTGAGGCTAAACAGAAAGAGCTTGATAGACAAAACTTGATCAAGCAGACTGCTATGAATAATGGTACCCAACTCCAACTAGCAACTCAAAACAACCTCAGTTCTATGCAGCGTGCAGAATTAAATGCTGGCACTAACCAGTATGTTGCCCGTCTAAACAATAGTACTACCTTTGGTGTAGCAAAATTGAACCAAGCGACAGCCTTAGGAACTGCTCGCCTTAACAACAAAGCTGCAGTAGATGTGGCCATGATAGGAGCCCAAAACAATAGAACCACGAATGAGACAAATAAGAGTATAGCCGAGCTGAACAACGCAGCTTCCCAGGCTAACTCTCAGAGACAGCTAGAGGGGACAAAATTCTCATCCTCCGCCTCCCTAGCAGGAAGCTTAGCTTCCTCTGGAACAGCCCTTACAGGCCAGTTGATGAACACTTTCGTCAACGCACCCGCAGACAGAGAGAATGCTCTTAAGAAGATAGAAGAGCAAGGTGAACAGCAGAGAAAGACGTTACAGTTTCAGCAGCAGCTGTTAGCTGGAGCTAATCCTAGTAATAATCAATAGTGAGTAGTGCAAGTTATATTAAGTTTTTAGCACTTTATTCCCGTAGTATATTCTGGCCCTAAGTATGGCCCCTTAATGCTTATAGTAGATTAGAAGGTTTAGGGATATATTCAAAAAAAA